ACAAAACCGTCAAGCCTATGGTAGCAACAAGCTGCGTAATTTCGTTGTGACCGCTATTAGCGGAAATGCCGTTACCGTTAGCCCCGCCGTTATCTCCGCTGGTCAGTTCCAAAACGTGTCCATCACTAGCCCTGGTGCTTCCGCTGTGACCCCGTTTAACCAAGCCGGTGCTGTTTCTCCGCAAAACATTGTTATGCACAAGAACGCATTTTGCCTGGCTACGGCTGATCTCGATTTGCCTGATGGGGTTGTCTTTGCGGGCCGTGCGTCCGATAAAGACTTGGGCCTCTCCATGCGTATCGTTAGGCAATATACAATCAACAATGACAGTATTCCTACTCGCGTAGATGTCTTGTATGGTTGGGCGCCTTTGTACGCTGAACTCGCTTGCCGAGTGGCTTCCTAATCAACCCCATAAAGAAAGGAAACTATCATGGCTAATCCAGGCGCAGCAACCACTGTAAGCAATCACCCGATTCAACTGTCAAGCAATCAAGCAATCCGCTTAATCGCATCGGCACAATCGGTTAACCTTAACTCCGTAGGCGATACTACTGCCCCGATCTTGGTCGCGGGTCGGGTAAGCGTTGCTTATGTAGTTTTGAGCAATGCAAGCACTAGCTTGACCACGGCGGCATTTGCGGTTTATACCGCCCCTGCTGCTGGCGGTACGGCTGTCTTGTCGGCTACCACGCCAACCGGCGCAACCACGGCGGCTAAAGTTGTGAACACCGCTGCAAGTTCTACCGATGCAATCACCGGTTTGAACCTGTACGTTCGCAATACAACCGCCCAAGGCGCAGCGGCTACCGCCGATGTGTTTATCTACGGTTACGACCTGACCTTCCTGCCTTAAAACGGCATGAAACAACGGAAAAGGCCACTCCCAAAAGGGGTGGCTTTTTTCTTTTTAACGCATATAATTTGACGAACTGAAAGGGATTGTCATGTCCAACATAGCCTATATTGAAGCAACAACTTTGGTCAAAAGCGCACCGGCAAAGCTAAAAGGCATTTTTGTTAGTGCCGCATCTAGCACCCCAACAATCACGGTTTACGACACGCAAACATCCGGCACAACCGCCACGGTATTAGGTGTGTTTACCCCCGTAGCCGCTACAAACTACATTTTCTTTGATGGACTAAACACCGCCAATGGCCTTTATGTGGTTATTAGCGGTACGGTGAAATGCACCGTTTATTACGAATAAAGAATTATGTTTGCGGTGAGCAATAAAGGAATAGTATGACTCAACCGATTGACATTATTACCCGCGCAATGAAAGACATTGGCGCTGTTGCCGCCGGTGAAGTGCCAACTGCTGACGAAGCACAAGACGGTTTAGATATGCTCAACGATATGTTGGCGCAATGGTCTAATGAAAACATGATGGTTTTTTATCGGACGGAATTAATTTTTAAAACCGTCCAAAACACCGTTCAATACACTCTTGGCCCTGGCGGTTCGGTAGGCGCTACTTTTGTAGGTTCTATTTCCGGCAACACCTTGACCGTCACAAGCATTAGCTATGGTGGCATCACAATGGGCATGACCCTTTCCGGCACGGGCATTACGCCTGGAACAACTATTGTTGGATTTGAAACGGGCGCTGGCGGTAACGTTAACGAAGCGGGTACTTATACCGTTAGTGTTTTCCAAACGGTAGCAAGCACCACGGTTAGTGCCTATTACGAACGTCCACTAAGCATTGAATCGGCTTTTGTGCGGGTTGCAACTACGCAAGGCGGGTCTAACATTGCCGGTGGATATTTGGACTATCCCGTGGCAATTCTTAGCCTTGAAGAATACGAATCATTGGGGATTAAACAATTGAATGGCCCTTGGGCCAAGATGATTTACTATATGCCCGCCGAAACACTTGGCACGGTATATGTGTTTCCCAACCCATCACAAGGCGAATTGCATTTATTTACACAAACAATTTTTAGGCAATATCAAAGCATAAACGACACGATCAATTTGCCGCAAGGTTACAACATGGCGTTGCGTTGGTGTCTTGCCGAACGACTAATGCCCATGTTTGGTAAGTCTAGCCAAACTCAAATTGCGTTGATTACTAGCTATGCGGCACAAGCCAAGTCTACGATTAAACGCACCAATATGCGTCCCGCGCAAGTTGCACGTTATCCCGATGCATTAATGATGGGAAAAGCCAAAGATGCCGGTTTTATCATGGACGGCGGCTTCCGTTAAAGGATAAAAAATGCCTGATTTTGGCTTTGTCGGTGCTTCCTACGAAGCCCCATCTATTTATCAAGACGCACAAGAATGTATCAATTTCTTTTGCGAAATTGACCCTACGAAACAACCAGGTGCGCGGGGCGTTGTTGCTATGTATCCAACGCCAGGGTTGGTAAATATTGCCCAACTTAACGTAAATGAAGTGCGCGGTTTGCATACTTTGTCAAATGAAGATTACATGATTGCGGTATCGGGTTCAACTGTTTACAAGATTGATAAAACATACACCGCAACCGTAATTGGAACATTAGTAACCGGCGCGGGGCAAGTGTCCATATCGGACAATGTGACTAGCAATGGAATGACAGCGTATATTGTGGATGGCGTAAATCGTTATACATGGGTGGAATCCACAAACACGTTTACTACGTTGCCAAATAGCGATGGCCCGTGGCAAGGTGCAAACGTTGTTGATTCCGTGGACGGTTACAACATTTACAACCAGCCTGGAACGTTTAATTGGGCTTGTACCGACCTAAGTTCTAGTTTGTCAACACAAGCCCTTTATGGGTCTGCTAATGGCTTTCCCGACAACATTACGGGTTTAATTGTTGACCGCCGCCAAGTCTATGTGCTTAAAGACGTAACAACGGAAGTTTGGACGGACATTGGTAATGTGATTTCGGGGATTACAACGTTCCCATTTGCCCGTGTCCCTGGCACAACCGTCCAAGGCGGCTGTGGTGCAACATTTTCTGTGGCCCGTTTTGGAAGTTCTTTTGCTTTGGTTTGCAAGGACACTAGGGGCGATTCAACCATTGAAGCAATGGTTAATTACGATTACAAAAAGTTTTCTACCCATGCGGTTGAACAATCAATCACCAATTATGTGACTAGCGATGCAATAGCTTATACATACCAAATTGAAGGTCACGAAATGTATGTGGTGACTTTTCCTAGTGTTGGCGATTATGGATTGACTTGGGTTTACGATGGATCAACACAACAATGGCACAAATGGCTGTCTTGGGATTCTGATGCCGCCATTTACAAACGTCATCGGTCAAATTGCGGATGTTTTTTTAACAATGAATATATCGTAGGCGATTACGAAAACGGCAAAATATACATGATAAAAAATGATGTATATACAGAAGATGGCGCGGTAATTCGCCGTATGCGCCGTGCGCCACATTTGACAACGGATTTAGAACGCCAATATTTTGAATCTTTTCAAATTCAGTTTCAACCAGGCGTTGGGCTTAATACAGGTCAAGGCAAAGACCCACAAGCTATGTTGCGTTGGTCTAATGATGGCGGTAGCACTTGGTCAAATGAACATTGGGTAACTATTGGTCAAATAGGTCAATACGCTAACCGTGCGCTTTGGCGGCGTTTGGGGTGGTCGCGTGATAGGATTTTTGAAGTTGTAATAACCGATCCGGTTAAAGCCGTTATTGTGTCCGCTGAATTAAAAGCAAGCGTAGGTGAAAATTAATGGCAACAACGCCAAACACCAACATTAACATTCCGTATTCGGCGTTTCTTGACCCGACTACGGGACGGCCTTCACAGGCTTGGTTGCTTTGGTTAATGAGTCCGTCATTCATAAACGTAACACTTGGTAGTGCTTTGCCGGTCACATCTGGCGGAACGGGTTTAACGTCTATTCCAACAAATGGGCAATTGTTGATTGGTAACGGAACGGGATATACCCTTAACACACTAGGTTATGGCGCGGGAATATTGGTCACTAATGGTTCGGGAACAATTACGGTTGCCAATACCGGCGTTTTGTCTAACCTTGCGGGGTCGGGAATTTCCGTATCAAGCGCAACAGGTAATGTCACCATTGGCAATACGGGCGTTTTATCTATCGTTGCCGGTTCTGGCATATCGGCATCTAGCCCAACGGGTAATGTAACGCTTGCAAATACGGGCGTTTTAAGCTGGTCTGGCGGCACTACGGGGCTTACCCCCGCAACGGCTACCACGGGCGCGGTAACGCTTGCAGGAACGCTTGCAATTGCTAATGGCGGGACTAACGGCACGGCAACCCCTACGGCTTATGGCGTTGCTTATGGTACGGGTACGGCTTATGCATTTACGGCGGCGGGGTCGGCTAAACAAGTATTAATTGCAAATACAAGCGCCGCGCCTACCTGGTCAACCTTGACAAGCGGCACATCTATTCTTTATGGTGATGGGTCGGGCGGGTTTAGCAATGTAACCATAGGTTCGGGCGTTAGCTTTGTTGGTGGAACTTTATCGGCTACGGGTTCGGGCGGCACGGTTACATCTGTCACCGGCACAAGCCCCGTTGTATCTAGTGGCGGCATAACCCCCGCGATTAGCTTGGCAACGGCTTACGGTGATACCTTAAATCCTTACGCATCTAAGACCGCAAATACTATTTTGGCTGCCCCTAGCGGAAGCGCTGGCGTACCTACATTCCGTGCATTAACGACAACCGACATACCATCGTTGTCTTACGTTACTTCCGTGGCATTGGCGTTACCTTCAATAATGACGGTATCCGGTTCTCCGGTCACTTCAAGCGGTACGCTTACGGGTACTCTGACCACACAAGCCGTTAACTCCATTTTTGCTGGGCCAGCGTCAGGGGCTGCGGCTACCCCAACTTTCCGCGCTTTAACAACGGCTGACATTCCTGCGCTGGCGTATGGTTCAGTTACAAGCGTCAGTTTTACAGGTGGCATAGTGTCCGTGGCTACGCCAACTAGTACGCCAGCATTGACAGTAGCGGGAACTAGTGGCGGGGTTCCTTACTTTTCTAGCGGCACAACCTGGGCATCTTCGGCGGCGCTTGCCGCAAATGCTATTGTTCTTGGCGGGGGTGCTGGCGTTGCTCCAGCAACCACAACAACAGGTACAGGCGTTGTAACGGCGTTGGGGGTCAACACAGGTACGGCGGGTGCATTTGTCGTTAATGGCGGCGCGTTAGGTACACCTAGCAGCGGCACGGCTACCAACCTAACGGGCCTACCACTTTCAACAGGTGTTACAGGGACTTTGCCGGTGGCTAACGGCGGCACTGGCACTGCAACGGCATTTACGGCTGGCTCTGTAATATTTGCCGGAGCGTCGGGCGTGTATTCGCAAAATAACGCCTCTTTCTTTTGGGACAATACCAACGCAAGATTGGGAATTGGGTCGGCATCCCCATTCGTAAAACTATATGTTAACGCAAACCTTACAGCGGGGACTTCCAATAGTATTCGTTTATTAGATGACGGTGCGGCGGCTACTAGCACATCAAATAATAGTTATGGCTATGGGTTTAATGCTTCTACTGGAGAGTTATCATCTACTGCGGGTAATGGCGGCTTTCATAGTTGGTATACAGCTAATACAGAAAAAGTCCGTATCTCGTCCGGCGGTAGCTTGCTGGTGGGGACTTCAGCACAGATTCGTAGTGGTGTGCTATCCGTAAGTGGCATTATTAGCACAAACAACAACATAAATTGGGGGCCAGCAGGAAACGGAGAAATCTTTTCTGACGTAAATTGGGGTTGTATTTTTAAAGCTGACAGAGCGTCCCCAGCGGTAGCAGATTTTTTATGGCTTAATTCTGCTGGCACAGAACGTATGCGTATTAACACCAGCGGCATCGTTTCTATGTCAGCTTATGGTGCTGGTGCAGCGACATTTTCAGCCACTGGTGTTATATCTTCCGTTTCTGATGAAACATGGAAAATTAAAGATGGTGTTCCAATTGACCCCGATTCCATGCTTAAAAAGTTGGAACCAGGATATTGGTATTACAACAACGAGAAAAAAGAAATCTTTGGGACAGCTAGAGAACTAGGCTTTTACGCTCAAAACGTAAACGCTGCTATTGGCCCAGAGGCAGCGCCAACTCCAGAAGAAGGCAAGCCGTGGGGCTACTATGACCGTTCTGTTTTGGCGGTAACCGTTATGTCTTTGCAAAAAGCACTTGCGACTATTGAATCATTAACCGCCCGAATCACTGCATTGGAGACATCATGACAGTCACTTGGGCAATCCCACAACTTGACCGCCAAACTTCCGATGGCTTAGTCACCACTGCACATTGGCGTGTAGATGTTGTTGACGGTGAACACTCTGCTGGCGCTTACGGCACAGTAGGCTTTAAGCGTGGTAACACGTTTGTGCCTTACGATTCTTTAACTGAGGCTCAAGTCATTGCTTGGGTTAAAAACAAGTTAGAAGTGGCTGAAATTGAGAAAAGCCTTGCCGCACAAATTGAGGCAAAGAAAGCACCAACATCAACAACAGGAGTGCCTTGGTAAATTGCCGATTACGGCGATAATAGGCAAAAGTACGCAACACACCCGTAACGAAAGACACCCATGGCAACTTTAATTCCAAAATTTGACGTAAAGAACGGCGGGGCAACGCCCGCTGGTGCGATCAACAGGCCGCTTAACGAAAAACTTTCAGATGTTATTTCTGTTAAAGATTTTGGCGCAAAAGGTGACGGGTCAACAAATGACCAGCCAGCAATTCAAGCGGCTATCGCATACGCACAAACATTTTCTGTTAAAACCATATTTTTTCCTATTGGAAATTATTACGTAACTTCAGGGCTTGTGTTTACGTCTACTGTGGGGATTGATTGTGCAAGCGGCACTTTTATTACAGCTTCCGCAAATACATTTACAGTTGTAACTTTAGCGCCTGTAAATTATGCAAACACCATATTAAATATACCGTCTATTGTTGGTGGCTCTATTGGTTTGTATATCTATGGAACTTCGTTAGCACAAATATTTATAGCAAATATTGCTAACTCTACAAATGCTTTGGTTTTAGCTGTTGACAACACAAATAAAGTTTGCGCCGACAACACTATTAATTTCACCGCCATCAATGGAAATGCTGAAGCGGCTATTAAGTTTGCGTATAACGCTACAACTACTAGCGGTGTGTTAATGCAAGGAAACCAAATCAAAGGTAATTTTATTACTTCGTCAAAATATAGCGTTTATTTTTATGATGTAAACAATGGGAGCCTTGGCGCTAATCTTGCTTGGGATGATACTTGCGTCGATGTATTTGCAATTGACCCCGCAAATTTAGCTGGTTCAATTGGTTTTTATGCAAACTCAACTTTCCCCGCAGGAAGAACCTTTTTGTATGCAAAAGGTTTTTTTGACGCAATGGATGATGCGTATATTAAAGGCGCTTGTAGTAATAACCCAATATTTGTTATTTCTAATTCAGGGCAATGGGATTACACAAAATTTAAGCAAACAGGTGCGGCAAGAATTATTAACGCATCAAGTAAACAAGGTAATTTGCCTGGCGTTAACCCTATCCCAACAATGACAACAACGTATAACACGTTAGCTACGTTTAATAGCGGCGTGCCGTTGCAGTCAAATCGGACTATTTTGCAATTTACCATTGTCACACCTTTGGTATCGGGGGATGGATTGGGGTTTTATTTTTACCATATGCTAATGTCGCAATATAAACCCAAAGTAACCGCAGAGCCACTTTGGGAAGTGCCAATGTATGTTCAAGCGTGCTGCGAAGCCAGCACCCCAGGGTTGCCTGGCCCTGGTAGTGCTAACCCGTATCCATTTCAAGGCATTTTGGTAGTGCGGGCAACTGGCGCTGTTGCCGCAGGAACATACCAAATTGCTATCACCGTTGAAGATGTAACTCAATAAAGGAAAAATCATGTCAGACCAACCACCATTACAAGCGCCGATGACGCCCGAACAAGTTGCGGCGCAGCGCAAACCTTTGCATGACTTACTTAAGCAAAAAACAAGTGAAGTAGGGGGCTAATATGGCTGTCAATCTTTCGCCCGTTGGCGGTGCTGCCGCGCAATTTTTTGACAACAATGGTCAAGTGTTGACTGGCGGCAAACTTTACACATATGCTGCCGGTACTTCAACCCCAGCAGCTACTTACACTACTAATGCGGGAAATATTGCACATACAAATCCAATCATATTAAATTCCGCAGGGCGTGTGCCTACAAGTGGCGAAATTTGGTTAACTTCAGGAATTAATTTTAAATTTATACTGCAAGATCAAAATGGAAATCAAATTTTATCTGTTGATAATCTTACGGGCCTTGCTACTTCTGGTCAAGCCGGTAATGTAACTGCAACCCAAGGGCAAACCGTTGTAACGGTTCCGTTCACATACTTAGTCGGCCAAAATTCGTTAAGGGTTTTTGTCAATGGAAGCAAACAAATTGTTACTACAAACTACACCGAGACTTCGACTACCAGCATTACGTTTACTGGCGGGTTAAATGTAGGTGATTTAGTTGAATTTGTTCAATAATGTTTTATTAAATATTTAAAAAAAATAAATTGTGAACCACGCCGAAATATTTAAAGCCCATGAAGGGCAATTTGATGCCGATTTAGGTACAGAGCATCATTTTTCAGATGGTCTTTATGCCAAGCGGATGCGTATTCCCGCAGGATTTGTAGCGGGAACCCATGTTCACAATTACAGTCATTTAAGCATTCTTGCTAAAGGACGGGTCATTGTGCGGACGGATGATGGTGCAAAAGAATACACCGCACCGGCTTGTTTGGAAATAAAATCGGGCATTCTTCATACGATTGAAGCCTTGGAAAACTGTGAATGGTTTTGCATTCATGCAACTGAAGAAACCGATGCAACCAAAATTGACGAAGTTTTGATTCGAAAGGAAACATCATGCCAATAGCATGGGCTTTAGGCGGTAGCGCATTATTGGGCTTCTTAGGTTCGCAAAACCAAGCTAGTGCGGCAAGGTCTGCCGCCGATTTGCAAGCGCAAGCGGCACAAAGGGCGCAAGACCAGCAAATGCAGATGTTTACCACGTTGAACGAACAGCAAAAGCCGTATCGTGAAGCTGGCTACAGCGCATTAGGAAAAATTGGGGAAATGCTTCCGCAGTTTACCCGTATGCCTACGGAACAAGATTTGTTGTCTATTCCTGGCATTAAATTTGGACTTGAACAAGGGCTTGGTGCTACAAGTCAGGGAATGAATGTTTCTAGTCCAGGCTCCAACGTTGACATGGCTCGAACAAAGTTTGCAACCGATTACGGTATCAGCACGGCTTTACCGGCTTATCGTAATATGCAAACCGACATTTACAACCGTTTATCAAGTCTTGCCGGTATAGGTCAAACCGCACAAGGTTCGGCACAAGCGTTAGGAAGTCAAACCGCCGCAAACATTGGGCAACTTGGCATTGGTGGTGCAAGCGCACTTGGCGCGGGGCAAATTAATGCGGCTAACGCAATGGCTGGTGGTGCTGGAAACATTGGCAATGCTGGATTTTTGTATTCAATGTTAAATAAACCTTTAGCAACGGCAACGGCAACACCAACTACTAATAATCCGTATGTTTATGGGCAATCTAATGTTACTTAAAGGTTGAATATGGCTGATTTTTCTTTTCCCCAATTACCAGCAGTAACACCGCCCCCGCAAACTTCACTTGCGGACATGATGGGCATTGCCCGTGGAGCGCAAGCCTATCAGCAAGCCGAACAAATAAATCCTTTGGAATTGCAAGCTAAAGAATTGGCGCTTAGACAAGCACAACAAATTAATCCTTTGGCTTTGGAACAACAACAATCCGCAACGCAAACCGCCCAACAAGCCGCCGCGACCGGCGGCATTAATTTAAACATATTAAAACAAAAAGATTTAGAACGCCAAAATTTGCAAACGTTTTTTTCAGACCCTGGAAATTTTCAAACCGATGGTCGCATAGACATTAACAAAATCAATAAAGTTGTTCCTACGCTTGCGCCTTTAACCGGTTCCGATTACGTTAAAAATCTTAGCGATTTAAGCACGGCACAAACGGCAGCGGAAAAAGCATCAATGGGTTTGACGCAAGACGACCGCCAATTGGTTTCTTCCGCGCTTGGCATTGTTGGTCGCGCTGGTGTTCAAGACCCGCAAATCGTTATTAATGAAATGCGGATGCTAGTTGACCAAAATCCTAACAACAAACATTTAAAAAGTTTGGTTGAAAATGCTTATGTACCTATTTTTTCTAAGATGCAGCCAGGTGCGAACGTTGCGGATGCATCGATTAAAGCTAGTCAATCTATTTTGACACCAGTACAACAACAAACAACATTTGCTCCAACTACCGCCGTTACAACGGAAAACCGTGTAGTTACTACAACGCCTTCTGTTGGTGCTGGTGCGCCAAGTGTTTCTATCTCTACGGCTGGCGGTTTGCAAGGTGGTGCGCCTAGTGCTAATGCGCCCGTTCCTGCCGGTACGGAAGTCGCTCCTGGTATGCGTGTTCCTTATCCCGTGCGTAGTGCGGCGCAACCTTTTATTGCCGAACCAACGGAAGCTAAAGACCAAGCCGCCGGTGCGGAATACCGAAACAACCTTGTCAATAATCAAATGAGTTTAACGCAAGGCCGTAGAAATGTTCAAGAAGTAATTAAACAAGCTACCGGAATCAATGAAAAATTGTATTTTCCAGAAGGTGGAATTTTTGGACAAGCTGAACAAAAAATACTATCTGCTTTAAAAAGTGACCAATATGATTTGCTTGCTAAAGACTTGGCTAATATGCACATTACCAATTCTAGGGCAATGGGAACTGTTGGTGGTACGGTTGCCGGTTTAGACATGGCGGCAGTTGCTGGCGGTACTGTCAAAGTTCCTCCTAAAGTATTAATTGACATTGCCCGTAGAGTTCAAGCCGATCAAACCAACCTTGATATGCAAGCTAACGGCGCACAACAATTTTCGCAAAAGTTTGGCGACAACAACATGAAGGCTTATCAACAAGCGTGGACTGCTAACGCTAGAGATACCAAAATTTTTGAAGCAATGAATCTTTTGGAAAATGAAACTGATCCAACTAAATTAAAAACAGAATTTGAAAAACTTTTTCCAACGGAGAAAAAACGCAAAACTATTCTTAAACAATATAAAAATTTAAAAAGTTTAGCTGCTACAGGGTTACAAGCACAACCACTTTCACCTGAGGATTTCTAAATGGATGCTTTAGAACAATTCCTTGGTGGTGAACAAGCAACTAAACCTGTTGTTCCATCAACTGCGCCAAAAAGCAAATTAACTAAAGAAGCAATGTTTGGTGTTAACGATCTTGCTCAGTATGTTAAACAAGCAGAAACAACATTGCCTGATTTAGTTCCTGGTTCGGCAACGCACACAAGAACGCTTAATGATCTAACACAAGCAAAAAAAGCATTAGCACAATATCAAAATACGCCAGTTAGTCCTACGGCTGCACCAACCGCAACACCTACTGCAACGCCAACCGCAGCGACCGCACAACCCGCAGCTCCAACAGCAGCCGATCCGTTAGAAGCGTTTTTGTCGGGTCAAGCACCAACGCAAGCAACACCACAAGCAACGCAACAAACCGCGCAACCAAGCACTACGGGAACAACGGAAGCCACGATGGGCGGATATGTGCCAAGGCCATCTATGGGCGAACCACGGGCGCAATTAGGAAAGCCAAGTGTTGTAGGAAGTTTGGTAGGCAAGTATTTGCAAGCTAAACGTGACGTTGGCGAAAGGGTTGCGGGCGGCATTGATACCTTATATGGAATTGTTCCCGCTACTTATGGCGCGGGCGTTCAAGCAATCGCTAGGCTTGCAAGTACGCCGGAAGAAGCCCAAAGAATAGGTGAATCGGCGGCGGCAAGCATTGACAAGCCTTTGGGTAAAGCCCTTGGTATAACGGGCAAGGAAACCTATCAACAACCATTGGGCGGTGTTACCCAACCAATAGCCGAACAAGTTAACAAGATGTTTAACGTGTTGGGCATGACACCAGAACAAATTTCGGAAAAAACCGGTGTACCCGCCGCCGACATTAGAAACATGGTAGTTATTGGTTCTACCGCTATTCCTAAAGCCATCAAAGAAGCCGCGCCCGTTGTTAAAGAAGCGGCACAAGCCGTAACCGCGCCTATTAAACAAGCCGCCGCCGAACTTCAAGTGGTAAAGCCACTTAGCAAAGCGGAAGCACAAGCGCAATTTGAAGCCCGTCAAGCGCCGGAAGGAAGTGCGGGTGCTGCGGCAACCGCAAACAATCCTTTTGTTGGACAAATTACGGGTGAAGAAAAGGTGCGCGGACAATTTCCACAAGTTAAATTGACAAAAATTCCAGAAAATGTGCCTGTTTCCGAACAACAATTACGGTCACAACTTTTTCAAGAAGTTTTGCCTGATTTAAAACCAAGATCAGGCGTTGTAACGGGTAACGATAATTTGTTACGCAATGAACATGGTTTGGCAAACATGGCTGAGCCATCACCAGTAGGCATGAAATTAAAACAACAAATTGCCAATGAACAAATTGGTTTTTCTAAATATGCTGAAGATCGTGTAAACGCTACCGGCGCGTCCACTAGACTTATCAATGACGAACAACGTGGAACAACCATTAATGATGTGTTTCATGGTCAATCGCCTATGGATGAAACGCCAACAAGCATGATGGGTTATTTAAACCAAGGTAAAAAACAAGTTTATGACTCCGCATTTGAAAAAATGGGTAGCAATAAAATTGAAACAACACATTTAGACAAATTTGTTAATGACCCGCTTGAAATTTCAACATTTAAAGCCGCTGGTCAAGGACAATTATTAGAAGGCGCAAAAGAATTAATTGATTTGGCAAGAACAACAGGTTTTAAGATGCGCGATGGAACAATTCTTGAACCTGGATCAGTTGCTTCTTATGACCATGTTCGTAAAATTTTTAACAGTCCTAAAATTTGGAATAGAGATCGAGCAAGTTTTATTAGAGATATAAATGGCGCTATTGACCAAGACATAGCTGCGGTGGCTGACCCTGCGCTTTATAAACTTGGCGACAACATTCATAAATTAGAAAAAACAATTTTTGGCTCTAAAGGAATAAAAACTTTGTTTGGTGAAATGGATGCAAACGGCATTGTTACATCGTCCACACCATTGGAAAAAATACCAACAAAGTTAAACAATTTGCCTAAAGACCAATGGCGGCACGTTCGGGACACTTTAAGCGAATTATCACAGGGTCGCGTTAGAAATGCACCAGAAGGAATGCCGCCTGTTCCGCAAGAATTGCGTCAGGCTGCAACCGCAGCAGTAGCCGAAATTGATGGCGCTTTGGCGCGTGAAGTTTATAAAGCCGGTGCATCAAAAATAGGTGAATGGAATTCAAATAGCGTAAATAATGTATTAAATTCTACTGTTGGTGAAAAGATTTTAGAAACATTTCCACCTAGTGAAGTGCAAAAATATCATGCTTTAAATTATGTTGGTCAATTTACTCCAGGCTTGAAATATGAGGGCGCTGGTCAACAAACAAGACGTATTGGTTTGCTTGAAAAAGGTTTGCCTGGTGCTGGCGCTGGTGCTGGTGCTGCGCTTGGTGCTTATTTTGGTGAAGGGCCAGCGGCAGTTGCTGGTGGAACTTATATTGGTCGAGAAGTAGGTGCAAAATTGCAAGCTAGAAAAGCTGCAAGAGAAGAATCTAAAGCTGTTAAAAAAATGGAAAAAGAAATGCAAAAAGCCGCCGAACTTGGCAAGCAAACAGGCACAAACAAACTTCAAGACTTGGGCAAATAATGGCTTCCCCCGAAATTGACTTAGTAAAGTACGGTGTTCTTTGGCAAAAGGTGCAAGATTATGAGCGCCGATTTGACCAAATGGAAACCAAGATTGACAAGTTAGAGGCATCGATTGATACGCTTATTGGCCTAGCAAATCAAGGCCGTGGCGGGTTTTGGATGGGTATGGTAGTGGTGTCCGCTTTAAGTAGCGTATTGGGCTATTTAGGCCATTGGGTGGGCAAAAGTGGTTAATGCGCCGAACTCTACTTTTTTTGGCTTTGGTCACGGTATCAATTGCCCAAGACAAACTAATTTTGTCCGATGCGCCGCCGCCTTTGCCAAAGAAGCAGCCGCCTAAGTCAAGTTGTGCTGTGCAGGAGTTGTACGTTATAGCTTGGTCAACGCATGACCCAATAGAACGCCACAAGGCCATGTTGGGATGGTTGGATAAGACAAAGTGCAGCGCGGATGATTACGTTTTAATTTGGAACAATTTGCCCGAATGGGCAGGTACTTCAGATAGTCCCGCATTGCGGGCCAAAGTAATGGAGAAGGCAAGATGAAAGATAAGGATAAGTTGGTAAATGTCGTGACTTACATGGTCACCGCTACTTTGTGCGCGGTTGTACTTTCCTTAATCTGGGCGCTGATCCACGGCTTGTTTGTCAAGGAAGTAGACAACACCAAGATTTTTGAAATCATCGGCCCCGCCTTCCAAACCATCATTGGTGGCTTGATTGGTTGGCTATCCGGCCTAAAAGTAGGCGCACATAAGGAGGAAACATCCAATGGCCCTTGACGCCGTATCCGCATTGCTTGACATTGGCGGCAAAGTCTTAGATAGGGTTTTCCCCGATCCTGCTCAACAAGCCGCCGCTAGGCTTGAATTGCTAAAACTTCAGCAATCGGGGGAGTTGACCCAAATTGCGGGGCAAATGGACATCAACAAAATTGAAGCGGCAAGTAGTAGCGTCTTTGTCTCCGGCTGGCGACCCGCTATTGGTTGGATATGCGGTGCGGGATTTGCGGTGCAATTTGTCATTGGCCCATTAGCCGAATGGGGTTCCGCTTTGGCGGGGCATCCCGTTAAGTTTCCCGCGATGGACACGGGAACAATGATGCCTTTGCTTTTAGGAATGCTTGGCCTTGGTGGTATGCGTACCGCAGAAAAAATGCAAGGCGTAGCGTCAAAATGAACTTGACTAAAAACTTCACGTTAGAGGAATTAACCATAACCGACCATCGGGAGTTTAAAAATGAACCTAGTCCTAGTGAAAGAACAAATCTTATACGTCTTGCAAACTTTTTGGAGCAAGTTAAAGTTGCGTTGGAAGGCAAGCCGGTCATGGTTAATAGCGCGTTTCGCTGCAAAGAAGTAAACGATGCGGTAGGCAGCAAGGATACAAGCCAGCATCGGGTAGGTTGCGCCGCTGACCTTCGCGTACCAGGCATGACCCCCGATCAAGTTGTGCAAGCAATCATGGCGGCGGGTTTGGCCTACGACCAGCTAATAAGAGAGTTTGACCGCTGGACTCACGTTAGCATCTCGAATGACCCTAAGGGCAAGCCAAGGGGTCAAACGTTAATTATTGATGGCAAAGGCACTAGGCTTTATTCGTCATAAAGGTGGGGTACTCGCTGCGTCTGGTTGACCGCCGTATTGCAGTAACACTTCACCAGCATCCGCTTTCCCCCGTTATGGTTTAGGGCAATTCTCCGGCACATCAACCGCAACATAAACCGGCGTTACGGCCTTCTTAGCAGGAATTATCCATCTATCAATGTAAACATCCGGCATAGCGTCTAGGCTTTTTTTAAGTGACCTAGCATCTATCCCGCTGATGGTGCATATTTGGCTTTTAGTCAGGCCATCTTCATGGGCCAATAAAGTTTCACGGATTAGATGATGTCTTGATTTTCTCATTTTGTATAGCCGTAATAATATCTTCAATTTCGTGGATAGCGGTAATGCATTCGGCAATAGCCTGGTCTTTTTTGCCTTCAAGCATTAGGTTATAAGCGTTTTTAAGTGCTTTTTCTGCCATCATGCAAGGATAAGCGTAGTCTTTAATTTCAACAATTTTCATGTGTTTTTCTGTGGTGGTGTGCAAGTGTGGATGTGGTCAGCAGCGCCTAGTCGTTTACCGCAGCGTTCGCAGAAATTGCGCTCAAGTTTGTACTTTTTTTTGGCATCATAGTAACCAGACTGATATGCAATCAGCAACGCATTGCCATCTTCTTTGTAAACCTGTGTATCGTCGTCTTCATCCATTGTTCTTCCCTCGCAGCTTGGATTCAATGGCTCTTGCGTAGTGAACAAATGGTTGATTGCTTAACTCAGCACCAACTCCATAGTCAGCAAATAAAGCAACCTTCCATATTGCTTCAATTTCTTTGTCCGTCAGCACAACCCATGTGCGCTGTGGTGGGGTGGTGTAGAGAGTTTCCCAACGACCGATTTCTGGTTTTTCTTTTTGAAAAATTGGATTTCCACCAATAGATAAATATCCAAACGGCTCCTGCGCTGGCTGTGCTAGGGCTGCTTTGATTACGTCTTTCGCGTTGTCAATATCTGCTCGAAACCCTGGTAAATTTTCTAGCACCTCAAGTACCAGTTCTAATGCTTCTTTAGTCATGCGTTCTTCTCCTTTAGTTTGGCTACGACAGCCTTAGCAATAATTAAGAAGTCAGCAAAATCAATCTCTGCTTCTGTACTGTCTGCTATTGGCGACACACGCCACCATTCAAACCATTCATTACCCGTTGGCTCTACCCACGGGCGCTGTGCTTGAATCTTGTGGCCTTCAGATGCACAAACACCACACAGTAAACAGTCGCCAGTCCGAACCTTTGGCTCCTGCGCTGGCTGTGCTGCGGGTGGGGTGGGGTTTATGTCGTCGTCTTTATCCATTGTTGTTCTTTTATGTTTGTCGTGTTCCTCGTTAAAACATTTGACCATTAATTGATGCGCGTAGTTCATGAATCCGTGTTCTTTCGTCAGCGGCTTGTCCTGCGCCGTTGCCCTTCTACCATCAGGCTCATGGTCTGACCAGTTAACTTCGTCTATTGTCTTGGCACTTGCCGCTTTCTTTTTGCTTTGATAGCCTGTCATGTTTGTTTCTCCTTAAAACCGCGCCAATATTTGTTTTGCAAGGCATCAAAATTTCTATGGTAATCATCCAACAAGTTGTGAGAACCTCGTGACCATTTCTTTCCGTTCCATGTAGCAAAGCCTGTATAAAATCCAGCTAATTTTGTAAATTTAACTTCATACACACCCGTATGCACGGGCTTGATGTGCGGCGGGAACCACGGTGTCATCATGTTGTTCCCCTTGCGCGAATCCTTTTTGAAATAAATTGATTTACAAACCTGTTGTAACCATCCACATCATCGCTAATCTTTGCACACGCCTCACGCTCATGTGCTGCTACCAAGGCGGCAAACTTTTCAAGTGCTTCTTGATAAATGCCATCTAGATGCGGACGCATACCTATCAGTTGGCACTCCTGTGCTAGTTCAATGATGTTCATGTTGTTCCCCTTGCGCGGATGGTGTTTGCGGCTTTTTCTTCGTGACCGCCTAAATCAATAATAAACATCAACTTAACGCAAGCCTCACGCTCATCAGCACGGGCTGCTGCTTCTACCAAGGCGGCGAACTTTTGATATCTTAAAAATCCCCAAGGGTAATCGTTGTCGTTTGATTGAACAACATTGTTTGCATATTCTTCAGCCTGTTTTGTTAGTTCAATAATGTTCATCACTTCCCCCAAATAACTAAACAAATAACCCACACGCCAAGCACCACAGTCACCATTGTTAGCAGTGCTTTGAAGGTGTCGGCAAGGTCATCCAGTGAGTCGCCCAACTGCGCATCGTTGTAGCCATTGGCATACGCATCGTTAATCTCTTTGATGCGCTGTTTGCGTACAGGGCAGTCAGGGCCATTGGTGCATTTTCCGTAGTCACAACAAGTCATTTGTATTCCTTTAAACGTGTGTTTAATTGCTCAATGCGGGTCATATTCATG